GCGCCAGCATCCACCATGACCACAACGTCATCTTCCATACGGATGTTGGCTTTGGTGTAAGCGATTACGCCAGAAGGACCGCCGCCATCAGCGATTGGGTCTTGCATCTTCAGGTCAATACCAAACTCAAAGCCAGAGCCTGGTGTGGTCTGAGCCATTGCAACACCGAAGGCTGCACGGCAGGTCGTCACACCGGAGTCACCAGCCATGAACGCCATAACAGCGGCATTGCCAGACAGAGTATTGGTATTTATGATACCCATCACGCCAGCCATTAGGCCGTTGTTAGCGTAGGTACCGATTACCGCAAAGTTACCAACAAGACCCGCCATATGGTTGAAATCGGTCGAGGGGACTGTTGCAAACGGAGCGCCAGTTTGAACTCGTCCAAACATGCCATAAGCTTCACCGGGAGTTTGAAAGGTACTAGAGCCAAAACCAACAGTCGGTTCAACTCTGGAATAGAAACCGTAAGCGCCGGTGCCTTGGTCAACTTCAATAACCTCACCAGCATTAATCGTGGTGGGGGTTATTGGATTTTGTGGGTCAGCGTTGCCGCCCTGATACCCAGATCTAACTGGGCCAGAAAAAGTAGTACGTGCCATGACGTTCCTTTCGTGTAGTAGCACATCCTCATACCGTCTCTACTAAGTCTGCTAGGTCAGTCGGTATGAGTAAAAATTCCTAGTAACTAAATAATACAATAAAACAGAAAGGGGGCACAAGGCCCCCTCTCATTACGCCGCGCCAGATGAGCCAAACATGCCCAGAGGGTCAGAAAAACCAAAACTATAACGCTCACGGGCTTTGTAACGAACGTTGCCGGTGTCGAAATCACCATCCATCGAGTTCTGAAGCGGAGTACGAATAAAGTGCTTCATGCCGTTAGGAACGTCCGTGGTAAGGAACCAAGCATCGGTGTCGGTTAAGTAATGGTTAATGGTGTAACCCTCGGGAATCGAGCCGTTATTCTTCAACGCATTGATGTCGTTGTCAGCCGTACCAACTCGAAGATCAGTCTCAAGAAGGCGGGTTGCAATAAATTGCAATGCAGGAGGAATAACAAGCTTGCGGGGGCGAGCTGCAATTAACAGGCCACGCTCATCCGTCCAAGCAGCGATCTGAATAACGGCGTTCTCAAGAGAAGTCTCATTCAGGTCAGCAGGGGTGGTAGGAACGTTGCTGTTAACACCGCCAGACACCAAAGGGTGCGAAGCAGAGAACAAAGGCACACCGTCGCCACCAGGGAAGTTAGTGTCGAAACCGTTGTTTAGAACGGCTGCGGCTTTAACTTGTTTGGTGTACGACATGGCACGAGCCAGGGCCTTGGTATACCGAGCAGAAAGAGAGTCATAGAGGTTGTCCTCAACGGCCTCTTCAGTCACGGAAAAACCAAGAGCAATGGTTTCGTGTGTGTACCGAGCGGTGAAAGCCTCTTGTGCGTTGTCATAAGAAATTGCGGCACCTTCGTTTTTAACGGGGGCAGCAGAGAAACCAGACAGCTTGGTTTCTTCTTCAAATGAACGCTCAGAAGTTTCAGTTTCGTAAATCTCCTTATGCTCTTCGCCGTAGCGTGCATACTCAAGACCAAACAAAGCGTTCAGTCCTGGGAGGAGTTCTTTAAGTAGTTGTGCGCGTGAAATAGCCATTTGTTAGCTCCTTATAGGCCAAGCGGGTTGTTGTACATATGACCGCCAGACGATACGCCATCACCATCCATCGAAGGAGCATTGATTTTGACAATCACTTCTGGGAACAAAACGTTACCACTAGAAATATATGAAGTGTCTTGAACAACGTCAACGATACGAATAGGTAACGTCTTAGCCGTGCCTGTAGCATCCAACAAAGCCACTTGCGAGTTTCCAGTAATCGTAGAACCCGTGTTTTGAACCAAGGTTGAGTTCTGACCAATGCCTGTGTACTGAATACCAGTAACAACCGTCGTGCCTGAAACCACAGCCATCTTGAAGAGGGTATCGGGGTCATCAGCAATGATGGCGTTAATGAACGTACCGGTAGGAGGCGTGATGCCACCAGGATAGTACTGTTGGAAACGAACTTGATTACTTGTGGGGTCGGTGTATGTGCAGCCGAGGAAAACGCCAGCAAAGCCCGTAGAAGGACCTGTGGTGGTTTCGTTAGCCAGAACAATAGTGCCGTCCGTTGTCAGCTTTACCAGATCGCCATAGAAGATTGCCGTTGCATAAGCGCTGGCAATACGACGATAACGAGTTGCACCGGCAAAGACCTGACCGCCGATCAAATTGACCGGTTGCAAGCCATAAGGCTTGCTAACAGTAGGATAAGCCATTTTAAACTCCTAAAAATTTATTTTGAACCAGAACCAAACCCAGCGCCTCTGGTTGTGGAAGTTTTCTTCTCACTGAACAGCGGCATACGGGGATCACTTTGACGCATGAAGTTGTTATCCACAGACTCCATTTGGGCAGCGTTTTGTTTACGGTAAAAGTTATTGCGCGAATCCACCAATTCTTCTGGCATCTTGCACAGTAATAGACCGCCTAACTCAACGTTCCCGTTTTTATCACCTGCGAGCATAAGCTCGGGATGGTCAAGGGCTTTGACCGGTTCCCAACCTTCACGGGTTTTTTTGGAAACATTCTGCGGAAGTGCTGCACCTAAAAGGGCAGTAGCAATCCATCGAAATTTCCAACCCGGTTGAGGGGTGGGGTCAGGAAGAGTGCTCGGTGGAGTGTATTCCATGCTACGAGCAGAACTCTCACGTGTTTGAAGGTTTCTAGGCGTGCGCTCTTGCGCACCGTCACGGCTCATTCGTTCAGACATTTTAGGACTCCGATGTAAGTTTAAGGACTTCTTTAGCGTACTGCTCATTGGTCAAGTTAAATTTTCTCGCCAGGGCTTCCTGGGTTTTAGTTAATTTAACTTTTGTTTTGCCATTGGCAGATCGTGTTACAGCGGCTACTACGTTAGCCGAACGTTTACTCGGTTGTTCCTTCCGTGTCTCTCCGAAATGACTCGGAAACACTTCACGCATGCGAGCGTCTACTCGCTCGTAATATTCATCACTGCGGGGATCGACCCCTGTTTCGACCAATTTCTTGTGCACCGCTAAGGCTAGACTGGTCATCTCATCATCCTGACCGAACCATTGATTTTGCTGTTGCCAGCTCATCGCTTTTGGGTCGGGCGGAGGTGCCTGCGGCGTAGTGGTTTGATTATATACCTCTTCTTTTTGTTCCTGTAAAGGGGCTGGGCGATAATTTTTCAAACGCTCCATACTAAACTTCACTTCAGCCAGTTCTTCTTGGGCAGCAATAATCGCGTCTGTGTCGTAATTCTCTTGAGCTTCCTTGAGCTTTTTACGAACCATAACCAAATTTGACTCGGCCTGGGCCTTCATACTTTCAACCGCCGTGTTCTGGCTTGTGTTGACGTTTTGGCGCAGTGCTTTGTTTTCTTCAATTAGTTTTTGCGCAATACGGATTGCTTCTTCCCGCTCACGCGTAGCCGCTTCTTTTGCCCGACGCTCGTCATGACGCGCATGCGTAAGCTCCTTCATTCGCTTTTGTACTTTTTCGCTGTATTCAGCGACCTCTTCATCCGTTGGGTCAGCAACTTCACGGTCAAGAGGCTTACGCCCACGGTCTTCTACAGGCGTATCGTCTACGATTTCTAGCTCAATATCGCCTTCTTCAGTTTCAACTTCAAAATCGTTGTCTTCTGGTTCTTTCTCGTCGGGGAATTTGTAATTTTCTGCCATGATCAGCTCCTATTAAGCGCGGGTATACCCACGTGGGTCTTCAACAACGGCTTCAACCTGATCGTCATTAAGCAGGCGGAACTCTCTGCCGTGAATTTTAAAACGAGTTCCTGAGTAAGCACGAACTAACACAAAGTCACCCTCTTTACACCAGGGGCCCTGCGGAAACTTACTTTCGTCTTTGTAGGCATCTGGGCCTACTTTGACAACAAACAAAACAGTAGTGCTGTGCTCTTCGATCTTTGCCATTGAATCAGGCTTGAGTAGATCGGTGCCAGAAAACTTATCCTCAACTTCAGGAATAGCGCACAATAATTTCCAGCCAGTTGGGTTTGGCAACTGAGTTGCCTGCTGATTTTCGTCAGTCATCTGTTTCCTCTACTTTTTTAGCAAGGTCTAAAAGATAGGACTCTGCAATGGCTAGACCTTGGATGACCCCGCAGAGTTTTTGATACTGTTCAAAATTTTGACAAGCGCCGCCTGCAATATCGTCAGCGTAGTTATTTAAATCTTCACGTATTTTCTGGCGTAGAACTTCTACGAATTTTTGGATCATTCAGTGGGTTTCCTTTCGGGTTCGGCAAGAGTTTTACCGAGGTCGATGCCCATTCGCATGCCCTCTAACTCTTGTTTTGTCGCTTCAATCTCACGCTTGAGGGTCATTTCTTCTTGAGACTTCTCAATCTCGACCCCTAAACGTGCCCCCTCAAGCTCAGTTTGTTGCTGAGATTTGAGTTCGTCGAGCTGCAACTGCAGCATCTTAATCTGCGTATCTGCTTGATCTTTCTGCGCTTTACGCTGGACCTCGGCCTGTTGGATCTGCAGTTTCTGCATCTCTGCCATCATGATGGGGTCTTGTGCGTTCTGCAGCGCCTGCTGCTGCGCCTTGGCTTGTAGGCTTTGGGCCAGAACAATCTGAGAACCTTCTGCCACCATCTTGGAAATCTGCACCTCCATGGCCTCTGGGATTTTCTCCTCGGGTCCGGGCAGCGGTGTACCAATAGCATCTTGAACCTGACGCCTGTATTGATAGCCTAAGTGTTCGGCTATGTGCGCTTGTAACGCACCCACAATAAGGCTTGCCTGCGGATTCTGTCCAATGAGCGCAGCGACCGCTGGGTCGTTCATCATGTTCATGTGTGTCTGAATATGCGCCGTATGGTCTTGATACATAA